AGCCACCCTTGCCGTCCAAGCCGCCTGCGCGTGGCCCGTTGCCTGTGTAGCCGCCGCCAGCAAAGGTGCGGGCCTGCGGACGGACGCTTCCTGTTCCCAAAGGCATCGACGGTCCTGAAACCTGATTAGCATTGAAGTAGCCGCCGACGGCGCTGGTGATAAACCCAGTGATCTGCTTGACCACGAATACGCGATAAAGATCTTTGATTATCTCAGAGGACATGGAGCGGAATGCGTCTTTTGTTGACTTTGTACCATCAACAGCACTCATCATGGCATCCTCGAATGATTGACCGACAGATTCCATTATCCCATTAAGCCGCTTCATAGCTGGTGAAAGCTCACTGTCAATACTGACTGCTGTTTTGGATACAGCGTCCCCTCCAGCGTCAAACACTTCATTAAGAGCGTACTGAGCTGCAGCTAAACCCTTAGTTGAACCAAGAACGTCAACATAATTGTTGGCAGTATCGTCTATCGTACCGAGGCGGGACTTGAACAAAGCGTTGGCAGCGTCAACGGCAGCCTGAAGACCGCTTTCAGATCCCAATATGTCAATATACTTGTTAGCTGTGTCATCTATTGTGCCAAGTCTAGCCTCATACAGCGCATTAGTAGCTATAACAGATTTCTGAAGCCCTTTTTCTGATCCCAATATATCAGTATATTTATTAGCTGTGTCATTTATTGTGTCGAGAGAGGATTTGTGGGCCTTATCAACAGCTTTGGCTTGATTCAATATGTTAGTAACTAATCCAAATTGCTGCGCGTAATCCACCAACTGCTTCTCTAACTCAGGCGTCAATAATTCGTTTGCAGTTAAGGTGTCAGTAACAATTTTAAGTTTCTTAGCGGCTTCTTCACGGCTTTTGGCGTCCAGACCATTCATGATGTTTCGTAAATCTTGCAAATCTCTCAGATTGGCTACAGCTTCTTCATACTCAAATGACATGGGTTCAGTAGGGTCAACTCCCTCTGGAAGAGCATCCAATTCATTTTGCAACGCGTTGACTTGACCTATAGCCCTGTCAAGGTCTGCCTGCGGGGCAAACTTATCAATTACGTTAATAATAGCCGCGCCACGCTGCTCTTCAGCAACTCTCTCTATCATATTAAGAACGCTAGAGTATTCGGCCAAAACCATCTGCGCTGGCTTTGACATACTCTCTCCAAGAGCCTCAAAGTCAACTTGCTTCAAAGTGTCAAATGCTTTGTTCAAGTCTTCTACTGCTGTCTTTGCATTCCCTGAAGCCTTTGAAGTCTTCTCCGCCACAACTGCAAACGCCGCAAAGATAGCTACAGCAGCACCGACAACCGCACCAATCGGGCCAAATATTTGCAGCAATTGTGGAGCCTGTTGCCCAAACGCCTGCATCTTGGAAGTGCCGTTGGCGACTTGAACTGCAAAGTCACCTACCTGATAACCTGCCTGCTGCATCCCGCCCATGGCAAATTTGCGCATATTGGTATTGCCAACAGTAACACTCCTGTTGAAGCTGCCCATTTTGGACTGAGCGTTTTGCACTGATTGACCAACACGCTGAGTGGACTTGGATACTTGGTCTAAGCCCTTAACTGCCGCATTGGTCTGGGCGGCGATAATAATGTTGATCTTTTCACTCATTTTTATCCCGCTCCTCGATCAGCGCAAAGTATGCGATCCATTCATTATACTCCGAAAGGCTGATTTCCTCAATCTCTGAGATGGTCTTGCCTAATCTAAGCGCCAACCCAAGGAGGTTGAACCTGAATGGATCGCCCTTTAGTTTTTTAGATGATCCTCTGTGCTATCAGTATCAAAGATAGAACCAAAGACCTTCGCAATCACGTTGACAGGCTCGCCAAGAAGGATCGCCTTGTCTTCCAATGTGAATGCTTTTTCGCCAGCCTCATCCTCGCACTTAACAATAATCATCTCGACCATTGCACTCATGCTGGGTTCAGCCAGAAAGTTAGGATATTTGCGCTGTACCTTCTCAATGTCTCTTGCGGAGACTTGCGTGAAGTAAAGGCGAAGCGGATTTTCCGCCTCGCCCCACTCTTCAACGTCAGAGAAACCACGCTGCTGTTCCGCACGCTTCGCCGCGATACGTTTTGCTAGGGTCATGTTTTACACCGTTGTTTGTGTTAATGCACCATTACCCTGCACTGAAATTGACATTTCTACAAGCCCATCAAAAGAGGAGCTTACAGAGCGACCTGTCACGATGGCAGAGCCACCAAGGTAAGTGTCGCCTGTCGTGTCACCCTCTGGGTAAAGGTTCAGAGTTACTTCTGCTCCAATTGTAAGCGCGCCCTGACCTGTCGTGTCACTTTCATCCCAGAACACGTCAATAGAACCAGAAAAACTGGTTAATGAAGGTTTATATGTGCGGGCGGAGTCGCCCATAGAAGTGTCTTCAATAGTGTCCGCAGTTTCCTCAATTGAGAATGAACGGATTTCTGCAATTGCGTTGGAACCGACCTTTACGGTGCCTTCGCTACCAGCGTGCGTAGCCATGGTGTCTCTCCTTATCTGGCCGTTTCTACATCATCAATGTCAGTACAATACTCAACACTGAAGTTTAATCTGGCGACACCAACAGGCTGTTCGGCCTCGCCAGAGAAATCTATTTCAGTACCCGAAAGCACTGTTGTCTTCGCAAGACCGTTCAGCGAAAAGTCCGCTGCAATGGCCTCCTCGACCTGAACGCAAATTGCGTCGAGATCATTATCCAAATTAGCCGTAGCCAACGCGTAAACGTCAACATTGACTGTCAGCGTTCTCATAAGCGTCTTCCGGCCCAAAGTCATCAAGCTGGACTGCTCGGCGCCCGCATAAACTGTTATAGCAGGTAATTTTGCCTCTGTCAGCGGGTACACACGGCTATTGTATACACGAGATGAAACCAACGCGACTCCGCTTGTCAGCAGCGTTGCCATTTGGCTTCTGATTTGCTGACGAACGTGAGCCATTATGATTTTTCCAATTGCACTACGGTTACACCAGTTCCATCATGTATCCATGCGCGAACCACATATGTTACGCCCAATATTACCATAACCTCGCCCTCACCGATAGACGGCAAGTCAGAGGTTCTGCACGTCAGGCGAGGCTGCTCTTGGTGAACAGTGATAAATCCGCCATTATCAACAGGGATCGTCTCATTGTCAAAGATAGCGTTGATGGTGCCGCCATCATATGTGACAGCAGTGGCGAAATCATCAACGTCCATGATTGCAGCAAGATCACTCGTCAGTGGCAGCGCCATCTTTGTCTTCCTTTGGTTCTACATAGATTTCGGCACAACCGCGTGAAATCAGCTTACTCGCCACTGGCGGGGCTACGTCATGGCTGGTGCCACTCTTATAGCTCTTTCCGCCCCAGGTGGCTTTCTTCAGCAAGGAGATCATCATTTCTTTGACTTCCGAGTGAATGTTTTGGTGGCTTTGCTCTTTGGCAGGGAAACGGAACGGTCTTCAGATTCCTTGACGGGTTGCGGAGCATCAACATACTCAACGCGGCCCATAGCAGTCAAAGAGCGAGCATTCTCATCAGATAAATTCATAATATCGCCAGCGTTGCAGCGGGTGTTGTCAATGACGCAAGATTTCAAAACTAGATATGGCATATAAAACTCCTAGTGGGGTTGGTGGGGACCAAAGCCCCCACCAGTGATATTATGCGCCGTCGTTGTTAAAGGCAAACGATACAGCGTGACGTACAGCCACGTCGCATGTTTGCAGTGCAACGATGCGTACAGTGCCGCTTGTGCTGCTGGTGTATGGATCAACAACAATGTCCAAGCCGCCGTACATGCCGATCAGCAAGTCAGCAAAGTTGCCGAAATACAGATCGCCTGCTGTGACTTGGTTTGACACGATGGTGTTGTAACCATTCATGTTGCCGTCTGGGCCAACTACGAACTGGCCTGAACCAGCGTCTTTTGCAGTTGTTTTCAGAGCGCCGTACATGCCTGCTGGGGCGATGTATGCCAAGTTGCCGGACAAAGCATTGTCTTCTGCAACAGCAGTTTCCATCGCAACAACTTCTGCGAAGGTTGGGTTTACACCAGCAAAGCTTGTTGGAGCATTGATGCCAGAAGTGTTTTTCACACCTGTTGGCTGACCAGATGAACCCGTTCCTGCCAACGCACCCAAGTCAATTGCCAGAGCAATTGCAGTGGACAAGTCGTTACGCACGAGGGATTCAATGTCCAAGCTGGACTGCATCATCATCAAACGTGTGATGTCTGTGAATGCGCCGAGTGTTTTTGGTGCCATTGTGACTTGGCCCAAAGTTGGCTCACTCTCAGAGGAAGCGCCACCTTCAGTGGAAATCCATGCTGCTGCGGATGCGGCAGTTTTCTTTGGGATTTTCACGTTGCCGGACAAACCAGACAACATTGTAGCGCCAGCCTGCATAACCGAAGATTGGTTGCGCAGAACGTCGATGAAAGAACCGCCACGGAAGTCGTCTGCGATTACGGCAGCGTCATCTGTGGTGTTGATGTCACGAACAGCCCATGAACGAAGAACTTCATTCGGGATCATGATGCCTTGAGCTTCGCGGCCATATGCTTCAGAAGCTGCGGCAGATGCCTCAAGTTCAAAAGCGGCAGCTTGCTGTGCAGCACGATCAGTTGGGTTGGCGTGAGCGCGGATCGCTTTCAGCAAAGAGAACTGGCGAACTTCTTTCGGTGCAAGACCGATTTCAGTGTTGTCCAGCGGCTTGTTGCCGATTACATTCAAAAGCTCGCCACGGAACTCGGCCAATGTGCGGCCTTCTGCAACGGCTTTTTCAGCCATATCACGCTGCTGGTGCTTACCACCAAGAGCATAGATTACGGCATGGTCTTTTGC